TCCCATAGGTGGTAAAGGTGAAACTGGCGGTATTGTCGGCGGAGGTATTTCTGGTCGAGGTGGTTTATTTGGTCTTGTGTCTTCTTGAAATTGTTTAAAGACACCGGCAAGAGTGTACTTGAAATGCTTTTCGGTTCGCTGTAAATCTAACTGCACCTTATCGACTTCTTTATCCTTTTTACTCCAAGTAATACCTGCGATGTTAAGAGTTTCAGAGGTTAAATCCATGTGCGTATCAGTTAGAGACACTGTGGAAGCAGGAACATAATTTATGTCATCCACAATAGCAAGACGGGGCGCATAATATGCTGTGCGTAGTTCTGCCTGTTTACCCATACCTGCGTCTATTTTGTGACCGAGAGGAAATGGACTTAGAGTTGAAAATCCATGCGTATTATATGTAGTTAAACCTGTAATATCGTGCGCATTATAAATCTGCGGTGAATTTTCAAATTTGCGTGCAACACTTTGTAAATAATCGTAGTCAACAGAAAAGATAACTTTCTTCGCAGTGCTTGAGTATGAAGAAGGCAACTGTACTTCAAACATACCGTTTCCTGTAATCTCGACAGACGCAGAACCCATCAACGCATTTACGCTATACTCCGGCGGTATTTCCGAACCAGCAGAACCACTTGTTGCTTCACTAAATCTGTAATCCAAAAGCCATAACTTGTATGTATTTTCATCGCTCACTGGATTTGTTGAGCGACCATTGCCCGAAGCACCGTGAAGACTAATTGCAAGTCTTAGTTCGTTGTTTGTACTTTCACTTAACTTCGGTGTATTCTTATCAACATTGACAACTTTTAGACAAGGCGTTAAACTGTTCGTGCCGTAGTGGGCTATTCCATTACTTCTTGAATTTCCAAAGTGATAATTAACAGTATGAATACCAGAATGCGCAGTAAAACCAGAATCGCAATATATTGAAAGTCGTTGCGAAGAAGAAGTACCAATAATAGTATTCCACCCATTTTGCAAAGTGACCGAAGAACCATATCCTGCTCCCGTCGGATTCCATGCAACACCACTACCTGCAAATAACAAACTTCCTGTTTGAGTATTGTCTTCGGTAGCACCATGAACATGTATTCCCTTTCCTTCTAAAACACTTTGATTCTGAACAATTACTTGAGTAGTAGTAATACTATCACCTCTTGTTTCTGCGCCTGTGAGAGAAACGGCGGTTAAAGAATGAGTAAATAGTGTTTGCGCAGAATGCGCAAAGTCTTGAACCCCGTTAAATGGCATACCGCCCCATAAATTAGTCCAAGAAGCGTTTGCCTTTCTGCTATAAGTAAATCCTCTGCGCATAACATCTTGCACATATCCATATCTGCCACCGGATAACATTTTGCTTTTTTCTCCGGTTTCAAGTAATACTTCTGCGTTAATTTGCACCTGCGCATTAGATTCACGCAAATATTCTTGTTTTGCAAGAGCCATTGCTTCAACTTCGCTAAAAACTTTTGGTTGTTGTAATACACGCCATCGAGTCATAGCACCTTCAACGGGAGTTGGGTATTCTGCGTAATTACTGTTTCCATTAAAATACACACGCACATTTGTAATTTGCGCACCCATCCTTGTCTGCATTGAGGATTGCTTTAGATTTGCTCTTGTAAAAGCAATGTTGGAAGGTATTTGTTGTCGAATAGTAAGAATATTGTCTCTATCCATTAACCAATTAAATGTTGTCTGTTTTGAGTTTACACCGTTTCCATCTTTATCAACAATGCTTGAAGCAATATTCATAAAAGTCATGCCTTTTCCGTCAAACATTGACCCGAATGAATCCTTTGTTCTGGAATTGACAGCGATTGGCATGTTTCTTGTTCTTGGCATTTCATAAATACAAGGGAGAGTTGTGTTTTTCGCCCATGTATCTGCTGTTGTGATTGAATACATACTGCGAAATTTATCATCTGCGTAAAATGTTCCTCTATTTTGACTTTTTACTATACCTTCAAGATTTACAGAAAGTCGCAGAGGGAATAACGCAGAAGGTGTATTGAACACAAGAACTTTTTCAAAAATACCTGCGTTATTTGCTTCGGTTTTTAAAGTAATATCTGCTCTTGAAGCAGGGGCTAAGTAGCCTGCACGCTCACTTGCAACAAGTGTATTTATTGTATTAGGGTCTTCCGCATTAGGCAGACTTGTTATAAATACGCCTGTTAATTTATCTCCAAGTATTACATCAGTTCCCTTTCCAGTCCATGAGTAATAATAAACCAAATCTTCTTGTCCTCTGTTGCTACCCTTTTGACAAATAATAGCACCTGTTCCAGAAGTCGGAAATTGAGTATTGTCATCAATGTAAAGAACAGTTCCACCAAGCGCAATATCATCTGTCATAATAGTGTTGTCATTAAGCATAAACAAAGAGTTCGGATGATGATGTATTGTTGTTCCCGCAGTTGTTTTGTAAGATGATATTGCAGACTTGTAATATGCGTCTGTCAAAAACGGGAATCCCTTTGTAGCAAGAACATAATCCCCAAAGTCCACAAGACCACCACTGGCATATCCTGTTCTGCCGCCTGTTGCAGCAGTATTTAAATTGTAAAAACGGGATGCGTCGATAATAAGGAATGACCCACCTTTATTTTCCCAATTATGGTATCTGTCGTCAAGTGATTCATAATTACTACCGCCGTATAAAGAAGACCATGAAGTACCATAATAAGGTTCTGCTGTTGCATCAAATTGCCAAATATCAACATCTTCTCCAATTTTTAATTCGGTAAATATGTCTGGTAGTCCAGATTCGTCAAACTGGTCTGCAAGAGCAACATTTACTTTATAATTTTTAGTAGTTGGTAAAATTACTCCAAAGTCTTTACTGCGCAATCCGCCATCTGCGTTAGCCGTTCCGTCATTGCGCATATCCGCCCAAAGAACATACAAGTGCTTGTAGCCATTGCTTTCATCGACTTTGCGCAGACTGACAATTGTTTTTGTTATATCAAATTGTTTTTTAATTCCTTTAATCCCACCAATTTTAATATCGCCTGCTCGCACTATTCCTGTTTGGTTTGCCGGAGGTTGTTGAACCGATGAGCCACCTAAGAAAGATATTTTGTCACGATTTGCTTTGATTGCATCGGGGTCATTAAAATGATGTGCTGCGCCAAGCGACCATTGAGAACCACCTTGAGCGACTGATTTAGCATAAGAAAATTCGTTAATCATTGGTTCAAATTCTAATCTATTTACGGTGTATTCACTGCTGCTTGAAAATACATTATGGACTTGAAAAACGCCGTTTAAGTCATAGTGGTCAAAACCTTCGTGTATAACAATCTGTCCTTTAGATGGTATGCCGGAGGCAGGCGAAAATCTGCCAGTTCCCGAATCCCAATCAAGACTTTGAGAAATAGACGGGTCGGTGACTAAATTACCAATACAGTAATTCATATCTCCTGTTTCCGTATCAAGAAGTTCGATAATAAACCCTTCATCTTCCATGTTGTAATGTTTGATAAACCACCACATAGCGGGGTCGTCAAGGAAAATTGAAACAGTATCTTTATCAAGAAAACCAGAAGTATGTTGTGATGCTTGAATACCTTCCCAAGTCGCAGTTCCGTCGCTATTATAGCCTGTTGAACCAAAAGAAGCGACATGATTAGGAGAAAGAACAGAATGTGTAGCAGAACCTTTTCCTGTTCGCCAATAAGGAATAGGGTCTATAACTCCAAACTGCGCTCTAAAGAATGGGGATAGTGGCAAATCACGCATCCAACGAGCATGAACACGACTATGCTTAACGGTGTCAAACTTTAAAAAGTCACCCGATAAACCGGTTAAACCATAATCAAACAATCCTGTTCCGCCCGATTGTCTTTTGGCAAGAAGTGGTAAATCTTTAGGGATTCTATGCGCAATAGGAGATGCGTGCGCACTAAGTTTGCGCAAGTCCACCGCCTGCCCTCTTTCTTTAGAAGTAGTAGCGGTAAGGGTTGCCGGACTTTGTTCTAATCGAGGAACAATACAACGGATTTTAGTTGAATTTATTGACGCTAAAACTTTAAACGCCGTTTGCGCATAGTAGTTTCCTGTATCTGTGTTTGAAAACATTCCGTCTTGGATAACAAAAACATCTCCAAAGGATAAATTGTGCGCAGTATCAGTAGTAATATCAACCAAACGCTGTTGAGATATAGTGTTGTCAAACGCAGGGCTTGTTAAACCAGTTCTTGTTTGTTGGGTAGCGTAATTTTGGCCGCCGTTAAGATAACGATTAAGGACTTCTATTTCTTGTACTTCAAAAAGAATATCATTTGTTCCTGTTGGCATGTTTGTTGTTGTGACAATTTTTACCCACATGTCACCTGCTCCGGTTGAAGTAGTGCTTGTTAATGAATCGTTTATACGGTTGCGTATAACTTCCATGCTTGCAATTGTATAACCGCCCGAAATATTATCATATCCGTTAGTACCTTTTACATGAAAAGTTCCACCATTGGCTAAACCTTTATAAGAAGTAATTGATTTTCTTGTATAATTAGAACCTCCAAAAACTATTGTTCCCGTCGAATCAAACTTAACATAAAAGGCTAATTTGTCATCTGCTTGATTGCTTGAATAACCTACTATTTCACACAAAGACCATGTATTGTCTGCACCTCCTGCATTTGTGTCACCTATACCTCCACCTTCCCATTGATTTTCTAAATTATTTGGGCCTGCTTCGTCTTCGTTAATATACATTTGAATTGTTTGCCCCGAATACAAATGAGTTCTTGGGTTATTGTGTTTTTGAAATGTTGCGCCGGATTGCGAAATGTCATGGCTGTTAAAACCTAATGTATTTTCACCTATTGTAAGCGCAGAAGAACCAAACATCATACTATCTGCTAAAGCCTGTGTATCGTAGGCTCTTTTTGTATTTACAGCATCCATTGAAATGTGTTGGTTTAGTGAAAAGAAGGCATTAGTTCCTGTTTCCCAAATAGGTAAAACACGGTCGAGAACACTAAAGGAATCTCTTGCGGTTAGACTTGTTTCTAAAGTTTGTTGTTGTGAGTTTTGCATGTGCGCAATTTCTTCAAGATAACCCGACCAGATAGGGCGTGCTTCATCATCTCTAAAAGAAAGTAGTCTCCATTCTGTTGCAGAAGAACCAGTAGTAAGTGCTGATAAAGAATAATCATTTAGGTCGTCAAGAATTGTAATTGACATACTTGATGAGTTGTCTGCGCCACTTTGGTAATCCATCGAAGAAATAAGAGGGGGGTATTCTGCATTCCCTATACGCCAGTTAAGAGGTAAACATAATGCTACTCTATCAATTAATGTATCAAGAACTACGCAGTTTTCCGAACCATTATTAGACCAATTAGCGTCGAGAGACCATCCCTTAGCAGTATCTCTTGTCACATTTCTATTGATTGAACCTGTTGCAAATGCAGTTGTATTATCATTTGAATATGCTTGCCATGTATTATTAGTAAAATTAAAGAAAACATACACATCAGCCCAAATATTAGCAGGATTATACGCATTGGCATTAGCCTGTCCTTCTTCCCATTGATTTAACGCTCCTGTAATGCCTAAATTGGCAAGAGTTATGTCAATAGTAGCAATACATGCAGTGTCGCTAAAGTCGTCGCTTGTAGTGTCATAAGAAGCGGTGTTTTTGTAGCCAACTCTTAGAGTATAGTTATCAAAAGTCCAATCGCCTATTTTATGCGCTGCAATACGCAAGTGAAACATTTCACCAATTCCACGCATACGCAATTGTCCGTCATAAGTAAGGAGTCTTGAAGCCCCCCTTGAGTCTGCGTCGTTGTAAAGACTATTAACAAGGAATTGTTGTTGTGCAGGGGATTTGACATTGAATAGGTATTTTGATGGTCTTGTTTCGGTAAAGGAAAGGGATGACTGCGGGGCTTCGCCAGTGTAAATACTTGTAAAAAAAGTATGCTTAATTTCTTTTGATAGATTGCCTCTAAGCATTCGAGCAAATCCACCTGTATGAATAGGTTCTGTTAAGTATGAACCTGCGTAGTTAAGAGAGCGTGAACCTCCAAGAGTCGGGTCAATAGTTCCTGTTGGCATATAATAATCGCCATCGGTGTCATGCCCGTTAAAAAAACGCAAATATCCTTCGTTGCCTGCGCCATTCCATCGTTGTCTGTTTGCCGCAAGAGAAGTCGGGACAAGAAGTTTTGGTTGGTTTTCTGTAAAACTACCATCGGTATTTGCAGTATCAACAGTAATCCATTCATGCAAACCTCGATTCATTTTTAGTTTTGTATCTGCTGTCTGCGAATAATCCCATGAGTCATTTGAACCTGTTCCTCCATGTTGCGCAGGGTCAAGTGCGGCATACTCGCCACTACCTAAACGCTCAACATAGGGATGAGAAAAACGAGGACTTAGAATGTTTTCTCCGCCGTAAAGACTTCCATGATGTGATAGTGTGTGCGAAATAGTGCGCACATTAGCAGGATTTTTATCATCTGCGACTGCTCTTGCGCTGTGGAAATCGTCGTAATAACCTGCAAGCCAATAAGACTGTTCAAAAGAAACACTTTTCATATCATACACCTAAACTTCTCAACTCTGCTCGCACTCCATCTGCTACTTGACTCACCATTTCGGGAAGTGTCATGCCATTAAAGACATTGGTTTGAATAATTTCTGTTTTGTGTAAAAGATTCTCAATACCACCTTGCGATACTTGCTTGTATAGTGCGCCTGTAAAGTTTTGTCGTTGTCCGAAAAATAGTTCCTCTCTTGCATTTGCAAAGCCAAACATTTCACCCATTGCTGTTTCATTTGCCGCAATTAACTGCGCTTCTGCGTCATCGTTTGCTTGTTCTTGTTGCGCAAACATTAAATCGAGATAATTCTTTTGCGCCAAAAGTGCTTCGTGTCCGTATTCTTCTTCAATGCGGATTTTTTCTTCTTTTGCTTCATCCATACTATCAAAAGTTTCAGTATGCACTTCTCCTAAAGCATCAGTGTATGTAATTCTATAAGCATCCACCTCATCTTTAATTAATTTTATTTCGGGAAGGCCAAAATAATCTCCTATTCCACCTGTCGGGAGAACAAATTTGTGTCCTTCTTGACTTCCCTTTGTAATGTCTCCTACTGTGGCTGATTTAAGAGCCTCTTCAATAGAAAGCCTTCTTTTTTGTGCGTCTATTACGGCTTCAATATCTAACTGCGCATTAACTGCGGCATCCTTTGCTTTTTTCATATCACCGAAAAGTATGCTGCCTTCGTCAAGTTGCCCCATTCCTAAATCATATTCTGCAATTTTATCTTTAATACTTTTTAGCGCACTTTCAAGTTCTGCTGGACTATTTTTAATATCTTCCATTGAACTTTCAATAACATTAGGTAAAATTGACTCTTCGCTACTCATAATATCTGCAAGACGAGATTCCATAGTACTAAGCCCTTCGTTAAACTCGTTAAGGTTGTCAAGTGGGCCGGACATAAAACCAGTCTTGCTCATAAAAGCATCAACAAGTAGGAAACCTGCGGCCATTGCCGCCGCCGCACCAAGCAATGATAAACCGCTTGTCATCATACCAGTAAGGACTACATTTTTTCCTTTTTCTGCATTTTCTAATTTTAACGCAGTAATTTTTCTAAATAGCGCAGGAATAACCATTGCAGTAATTATTGCGCTCATTTGTTTTTCAGAATCAACGAGGAATGGCATAATCATGGCAATAGGCATCATAGCACTATTAACTCCTTTCATTGCGCCAGCAAGGGATTTATTCGACCACACAGCCTGCATATCGGCTTTCACACCTTGCATTGTAGTCATAGTATCTCTTTCTTCTTGCATTGCTTTTTCTTTGAGGGCTTGCTCTGCTTGCTCTGTTGCGATAATGGATTGCTCAACTAAAATGTTGTGTTCCATCATTGCAGAGTTATGTGTTTCTAATGCTGCGACTTCGTTTAATAATGCCTCTGGTATTTCTTCACCGTTTAACTTTCTTCTTATTATGTCGCTACGGATAAGACCTATTTTGATTCTGTTTTCGTTAATGTAGCCGTTGTTTGCCATCAACTGCGCTTGATGGCGTGTTTTTTCTGCCGCAGTAAGAGGAACAATCAATCCGAACTCTTTTTGCATTAGCGCATGTTCTGTTTGTCTATGCATAATTTGTTCTTCCATAAAGTCGTTTCTCATTTTCAGACCTGCGACTCCTTCCGATTGAAAAGCGTTAAATGTTTTTAGTCCTGTTGCCGAAGTCTTTTGTATTCTTGTAAAATGTCCTAAATTAGCACCAACAGTATTTATTGTATTGTTAATTCCGTGAAACTTTGTGTCATTTGCAAGAATAGCGTTTCCTAATGATATTATAGAACCTTCTGTATATGCGTGTCCTCTTCCTAAACTATCGGTCACTGTGCGGTATACTAACAAATCAGTTATACCTAATGAATATGATTTCTTCAAAGCCGTCATTGCAGCATGTTGTTCATAAGAAGTGGCAATGTTTGCTTTGCGTGCTATGCGCAAACCTGCAAGTTGTGTGCGCATATTTTGAATTGTCGCACTAAATCCAGTGTTTGAACTTGCCATTTGTTGAGAAAGAATTTTATGATTTGCAGAGTAGGCGTTTTGTGTGGAATTAACAAACGCAATTGTGTTTGCTTGAGCCATGTATGCGTTCTTTTGATTGTGCGCCTCCATGCTCATCATTTTTTGAACTGCGCCAAGAGTCTTAAACGCAATAATCATGTTAAAAACTTGAAAACCAACATCTGCAAATGGTCGAGCAAGGTTTTGATAAAGACCGGATAATTGTATTACATTTTCCATAACTTTAAGCCCGAAATCGTTTTCCGATATTTTTAAAACCATTTCAAAAAAGTCATGTTGGTATGATGTTGCTTTATAATACGCATCAGTAAGATTATCTCCTATTTCAACTTGAAGATTAACGATTGCGGCATTAAGTTGCTCCATGTCAAACACTGCGCTTTCTGCTCTGTTTGAAAATTCGCCTATTGCATCATGCGTTCCTAAATACGCTTCTTCTTGCAACTCAAGAAGTCGAGGTTGATTTTCCATTAACTTTAGGAACTTAACATAGTGACGAGAACCTGCAATTGATACAGCGAGGTTTCGCTTTTGTTCTGCGCTCATAGAGGCATAAGCAGGCCCGATTTCTTTAATAATGTCCGACAGTTTCATTTGCGTGACTGTTGATGCTTCGACTCCACCCATCAACTTTTGAAGTTCTTTTACTGCCTGTGTATTTTCATTACCTATGCGTTGATAAATCATACGCAGACCTGTTCCCGCACGACTGACTTCTTCACCTGTCTCAAGCAAAAGAGCAGACATAGCGGCCATTTCACCAATAGATTCACCGGCAATGTTTGCCTGCGAAGCGAATTGATTAAGAACAAATGTAATGTCCTCCATTGTAGCAACAGAGGTGTTTTCAACTGTATTCAACTGGTCTAAAACACGCAAAGTATTCCCACGCACTAAATTAGCCTGTTGTTCTGCGCCTAATTGGTCGTATTGTGCTTTTGTCAAATTACCAATCATAAAGCCAGTCTGTTGCGCAAGAGCAATCAAACGGTTCATTCCCATTTCGGTTTCCATTTCACCGACTGCGGCCATTAACAAACCGCCTCTTGTGGCTTCAATAATTGCTTCTTGTGACTGCAATACATTCTTTAATTGAGAAGTTCTTGTGGATGCGGCAAGTGCTTGTTCACCTGTAAATCCGAATTGAATACCGAGATTTTTTGCTGATTCTGCAAATCTATCTGCCTCTCCGGTTAATCCTCCGTAAAACTTACGCACACGGATTAGTTGCGTTTCATACGCATAAAACGAGTCTGTGATTTCTGCTACTGAATCAAGAACGGCTTGAGCCATTTCATCGAATCCGTCTGCAATATTTGCTGCGGCATCTGCGAGAATTGCTTGTTGAACTGTTGCGGCTGTTTGGGTATCTTTGATGAGTTTATTGGCTTGAAAAGTTCCTACAATGTCGAAAAAGACTCTTGCTGCACCTGCTCTTGCCATTCTTAATCACCGTCTTTATTTAACCAATTTCCTACTACTCCGCCCATTTCTTTATTGCTAATTGTTTTTCTCTGATGGCGTTTTTGATTGCGACGAGCAACTGCTTTATTAGCATTGCCTCTGCCTTTAACGGCATCGTTTTGTTCAGTAATTCTTTCACTTATCTCCCTTGCGATTTCCATATCAAATTGCATCTTTTCATAGCCCATTTCATCATTGTATTTCATGTATAGTTGATGTGGTGATATTCCTTTAAATGTGCTGCATAATGATGGCAAAATGTTATGGATTATTCCAAAGGGATTCCACCCTCCAAAGTATCTCCACGCACAAATGCAAGCAACATGCGCACTTCTTCGGAGGTTAAAGTGTTGTAATCAAAATTTACTGGCTCAATAACACATTTTGGAATCCACGCTTCGATTTGGTCGAGCATACCTCCGCCTGCTTCATCGAGCATATCTGCGAACTCTTCGTTTTGTTCGGGAGTCCACTTTGACGGGTCTTTACCAAAGTGACGAGTTTTTCTAAAAATCTTCGCTTGAATATTTTCAATTTTAATTTTTTCCATACCGGAGGCTTGGCGAACCCAAACCTTCTTTCCGTTGTTTAGTTCAATTTCTTTTTTTAATACTGGCATACTTTTTCACTTCTCTTCTCTTCTCTGCTTTACTTTACTTTACTACTGGTCTTCGTATGTTATGACTGCGAAGCAATTATTTCCGACACTTTTTCTTACTATTGAAATGTCAATGATTTTATCACCTGCGGCCAATGCTCTAAGCGCAGATTGTATCTGCGTATGAATTGTATTGTTGTTTCCATAAACTGTCGTTGAAGTCAGTTTTGAAGCATCGGTGATGTTATGGCTCATCTAAGAACCCCCATCAAGCATCATAGTTTGCAACAATAGAGGTATCTGCACCTTTACAAGCAATTGCGCACATTTGGTCTGCGCCTGCTAAATCATAAAGAGCGTGGAAATTGACCGACATTGTTTGACTGTCTCGACCCGATACTGATGTTTCGGGCATTTCATAGTGAACCTTGAAGAAATCAAAGCGAATGAAATTGTTTGTATCGACTTCAAAGAGAACTGAAATTGCGGGTGTTGAACCGGAGGGATTTACTAATCCTTGTCCGTTGCTTGCGGTTGCGCTCATCAATTCATCAAAGAAAGGTTCACCCTCTCCACCGGATGAATCAGCAGAAAGGAGAGATTTGTGGAAAGTCATAGAACCAGAGACTTCACGAAGAGTTGTTGGAGGAACTCGCACGCATGTTTCGTCGCTTAGACTGTATGAGTTTTCAATGTCACGGTTTGTTTTAATTTCAAAGTCAATGCTTTGAACAAGGTTTGAGAAACCGCCACTTGAAGAAGTTGCTGCCTCATCAAAATTAACAAAAGACTTTGCAAAGTGTGCGGCATCTCCGTTATAGGTTGGCACTGCCGTTTTTAGTGCGCCGGTAGCAGAAGTCTGTTTTGCACCAGTTGTATTTACTGTGAGCATTGAGTATTCGCCAACGCTTGCAGAAATACTGATGGATTCAATGACTTGTCCTGCAAAAATATGCTCATGGTCGTCACGACCAACTGCAATAGTGTATGAAGGGAGTTCTGCGGCACTGCCGTTTCCTAATTCTGTAAAGGTTCGAGCATCAGTTGCACCTCCCGACGGAGTATCGTTTCCAAAAATACCGTGAAGTAGTGTAAAAGTAAAAGCATCCGGTTGCAAAGCCATGCTAATGCTACCTTCTGCGGTTTTCTTGCTAACAATTGCTTTTGCCGCACCGTAGTAGTTCATGTCGCTACGCTTCATTACATCATAGGATTGTTGAAATGATTCGGATTCGACTTCACCAACAACAAAACTTGCGTGGTCGTGAGCAATGGCTGTGCCATAGGCTGTCGGGTCTTCTTTTGCTATACGGACATACCTTGTATGATTCGCCATATTCCTAATGAAGAGATGGTTGGCTTATCAATGTTTCCATTAAAATGTTTATAACCTCATGCTTCTCGAAGGAACATGCGTATTTTCTTCATGTATGTCAAAGTCATAGTGTGAATGCAAACGGTTTCATCATCGTCAATTTTTGTATCGAACTTTGCGTCATAACTAATAATGCTATCAACTCCTGCTTCAAGTCCAGTAGTAGTGTATAATTCATCAAATACTTCACCAAGAATAGAAGCACCAAGCCTATATGCATTTTCATAATTAGTTCCCTTTGTAGTGACAAAAATCATAACATCATATTGTTGGTCAGTTCTTGTTCCCGCAAGAGTTAAGAACTCTGGTGAGTCAGCCTTTTGAATCATCACATGCACACTTGGAGTTGGGAAGCGGTTAATCATGCTGTTGCTTGACAAATCATACCCATAACGAATCCCACTTGGTCTTACATGTGTTTTTAACAATAAACGATTGCTATTGCGCAGAACTTCAACAACTTTCATTCCTGTGCGTAAAAGACTATGAGAAATAAAATCCGACATATCCATTTCATCGGGAGAGTATGCGCCATGTGGAGTAAAATAAACAGAATAAAAGTCAACAGTTCCAGTCTTAGTGCCGAAGGTAGCACCTTGCCCTCCAACATAGTTTGTTTTACCGACTACCTCAAGATAATGTGTGTTTGCATCATCGTCTTCAATAATTTCACCCATATACAATCGAGCGTTGCCGGAACTATCAAGAGTCAAACGCAATATGCAGGGAATAGCCTCGTCGTCATTCATAGCGAGGTCAAGGGTATTGCTGGTTGTTGTAGTAGTTCCAACGAGTTTCACCTTGTCGAAAGTTCCATCACTTTGAACTTCGACTCTATGAGTTCCATTATCGAGAGCCATAAGAATTTCACCATCATTCGTAATCGCTTCGATATGGATAGCGCAAATCATAGTGAGGGAGTTATCGTCATCAGAAATACTTTGTCTCCAATTTTGTCCTCCACCGGATGATGATATGCGCCAATAACCATTTGATGAAATACCGTCGCCATTTATACCTGTGTGCAAAGTCCACGCACTATTGTTATCTCCGATTGGATTTAAAGGGTCTTGCCCGTTTAATCTTGTAGTCCAATAATCGCTTTGTTTTGATACGCTCATAATTCTCAACTTCCTTTCCCTGTTCCACCAGTGTTTGTCACAATGCTTGCGCCGCCACTACTCTCTGATTTTGCCATAGCACCGCTAACGCTAAAGCCTGCATTTAGTGCCGCAATCATTATTGCTTCTTTGGAGTTTGCTTCAATTCTTTTAACAGATTCTTTTTGAATTTGACCGATATAATCCATAGTTTTACTAAATCCGGGGTGAACTCTGCGCATACGCATACCAGTGGTCAGCCAATTACCAACTCCTGTTTTAGCGTACCAACGAGTGCTTGACTGAACCAACATAGGTAAATTACCATATCGAAAAGGATTCATACCCTTTGCTACAATGTGAGAAAGACGACCCCCTCTTTGACCTAAAACACCTATGGCGGCTTCTGCTATTGAATCGCCAGTATGAACAGTAAATTCCATTTTTTTATTTCTATGGACTTTTAAAGCGTTTGCTACTTTAGTATGAATGTTTGTTGAACGACCATAAGGAGGGAATGCTGGTGTGCGTACAGTAGCAAGTGGGCCTGCTAATGACTTTAATTTTTTTTGCATAGAGGCTACTTCTTTTAACAATGCAGCATACATAGTCTCATCAAGAGATTTTTTGCCATGTGGCTCAAGTCTTTTTAAAGCGGCTTGTAGTGGTATGGCATTATAGTTAATAGTAAATTCACTATTTACGCCCCTACGAGTATATGTTGCCATTATATCAAGCCTTGCCTAAATGCGCAAGTCTTTGGAGACAGTGATGACCTCTTTCACGAAAAGCCTGTCCTCTTAACCCACCATCTGCGCCAGTTTGATGTGTTCCTTCGTCTTCGAGATATTGTCCTGCCGCTAAGTCTGCGCAGATTTCACGCAGAACATGCGCAAACTCGCCTTGTTGAACTGTGACTCCGGTTGCATGGTCAAATGAAATGCCAGTCACGCCAGTTAATGTGTTTGAAGTTTTTCCAGTCCATGTAAAGGAGTCGCCATCAATGTTCCCCTTTCCTGCGCTTGCGAAGGCAGTTCCGCTTACAAGAACAATGCTTGTGTCATTTGCGGCTACTGAACCATTTGCAGTCGTTTCGCCAGTTTCTCGACTTGGTTCATCGCGACCATATTCAAGAAAGGATTGGTCTATCGCTATTGAAGCATGTCTAATGTGTCGAGTAATGCGTGAAGAAGCCCTGCTTCTCTGCGCACTATCAAGCCCTAAACGAGAACCAACATCGGCAACGCTACAATAGTAAACCATTTTACTTCACCTGCTCTTTTAATTTTGCGATTAACTCGTCTTTTGTTCCTTTTGCGTCAACCCCATGTTCTGCGCACAAGTTAAGGATTTCTGATTTGCGCATACGCTTCATTTTTGAAATAGATGGCAGGGATTTTACTTCTTCCACAATTTCTTTAGCATCATCTATTAAATCCATTGCTTCTTCAAGAGTAAGTTGTCCATCTTCGAGTGCTTCATCAAGAGCAGGTTTGATTTTTTTGTAGTATTTCAAAGCAAGTCCTGCGCCAAATAGCGCAACTGCGCCTATCATTCCTAATGTTTCCATATCCATTTTATTCACCTCTGTATTCCACGACAACCATTTTTGACTTCGGCACTATCGCAAAATGACGGCTTTCGCCATCCCTGTATAAACGGTAGCCATGCGATGTTTCTTCAATGTTTACATTTGTATAGCACTTTTCGGGCGGTAAATACACTATTTTTCCTTTTCGTGTGGTCATTTTTTCACTTCCTTTTTTACTTGTTTTTTCTTAAAAATACTGTTAGTCACAATTTGTTTATCCATAACTTCTTTAATATATTTATCTAACCATTTATCCATATTTAACTCTCCAAAAACGCTTTTATTTCATCGGAACTCATTTCGGCCAAGTCCAAAGGCCACATATCGGGACTAATACCATAAACGCCTTTTGAAAACCAAAAAACGGGTTGTTCTCCATCAGCCCCACTATCAATGTGCGACCAATCCTCATCGGGGTATCGTGCTTCCAATTTTGCTTTTATGTTCATGTTGTGGACACTCCTATTCGTGTGATTGTGACATTGGTTCGATTGTTGTCATAGGCTTTTACGGTAAAAGACGCACCATTGACATAAGGAATAACATATAACTTTTCATCCGAACCTGTGCTTGGTACATCAATAATGACGGTTTTTTGCATATTAACCGCCGAATCAGCCGACGATGGAGAGGGCGCTCGCTTAATTCTAAAAGTTCCCCAATTTCTCCGTTGAGGGTTGCTTGATGTTCCGTTGCCTAATTGTAGCCAAAAATCCTGTGCGGCAGTATTAGCACCTGTAAATACTTCAACAGAAGCGACGACCATGTACATTCCGCCCGCTTTTAGAAGCACATAATCTTGGGCGGCGGCAGTTGCGATGATGTTTGTTGTGTTGCCTGTGTTGGAGAAATCACCTGTGTTTGCCAAGTCAAGGTAATAGTTCGTTCCCGAACTTTGAGTTGCTAATGCGTTGTTTGTAAGAGCAAGGCGCACATGTTCAAACGGACTTGCCAAACCATCTAATTTTGCTTCTTGTGCATCGGTCATAAACCGTTTGTTGCTTGCATCGGTCATGTTTGTAGTGGTAAAGTTTGGGGATGCTCCACTTGCGACTGATTGATTTATTAAGTCAAGTTTAGTTTTATCCGCCGCCGACATAGAACCTGCCGCAATTGTTGTTGCCGCACTGATACCGATAGTACCTGTGGTAGTAATTGTTCCGCCTGTAATCGGTGCAGTAGTAGCAATAGAAGTAATTCCCGAACCACCACCGCCTACTGCGCTTGAGCCAAAGTGCAAGACATTAGAATTATTTACCCATAGTTGATTTGCAGCAGGACTTGCTAAATTACTTGTGTTAATTATCATTCCACCCGAACCTATTGTTAGAATGTTTGTTGTATCATCAAATTTAAAATTTCCATTGGTATTGAGTTTTTGGGAGTTAAAACCAAAAGGAATTTCATCCTTTGCTACTGTTATTAAACCTGTTCCTCCGCCCGAAACACCTAAGTTGTAAATACCCTTGTAATAATAAATGCCGTCTGCTATCGGTAAAAATCCCCATGTTCCTTTGATAGTTGGTCTATTGACAAGGTGTATTGTTGCGCCTGTTGCATCATTACCTTTTACAGAACAACCAGAGTTAATAGTTAGGTTTGTTAAACGGAGAATAGAACCTGCTATAAGTCTTACAAAACCACCACTACCGTTAGCCGTTCCATCAATAATAACATTTTCAAAATTAAAAGTCCAATCGTTGTAAATAGGAGAACCTGTGACGGGAAAGGTAAATCCCGTAGTTTTGGCTTGAAAAGTCCAAGTTCCTGCGCCACCGTTAAAGGTGTCTGCTGGTAAAAAAGCATTAAATTGATTAGCCCCTCCGTTATGAGAATTTGTTAAGGTAATAATCCAATTCATTGCTCTATCTTTAGCAACGGGGGAAGAAGGCGCAACAACACTACCGCTTTTAAGAGTTATACTTTGCATATAAATATTAAACTCATTTGCAGAAAGTGTAGGTGTGATATAACTTGTGTTAAAACCTGCTTCAAATGTCATGTGCGGGTATTTACCTGCGTCAATGTTAGGTCTTGTAGTGCCTCCGAATATAAAATGAAGGTTATTAAATAAACCGTCTTCTGATACCATGTCTGCGCAGTTCATTTTTACAAATACTAAATTACTATAATAGGCAGGAGTTCCGTCAAAAGTTATAGTCACTGCGGCAGAAGGATTTATTCTTCGTTCTTCATTTATGCTTAAACCAGTCGAAATAACACAATTTGTGGCAAACTTTACTGTACCTGTAAAACCTGCTTGTATATCCATAATGCTTACTTTTGCTATATTCCAGTTGCATTCATAGGGGACATTACCTGCAAAAACAACAGTATCACCCACAGTCGGAACGCCATTAGGAGTCCAGTTGCCTGCAACATTAGCGTTGCCATTTGCAGAAGCAGACCATGTATATGTTGTCAAAATCACACCTGCCTACTATTGCTACTATCAATAACAAAAGCAGAGCCGCCTTTTTCAGAAATTTGGCTTACAAGTAAGTTTGCTTGACTCTCAAATGATTTAAGTTGAGAACCAAGCCTAATGTCCGTTCTTCTCTGCTCTGCTTCCGGCACATACGATGGAATAGTATCAATCATTACACGCAGACAATCCACGCATACAAGGAATTTAATTGCTGATTCGCATTCAACATCTAATACTGCGTTTGCAACGCCATAAAGTGTTGCGCTTCTGCGCAAACGAGTAATCTGCGCACTACGGATAGTAATATATTCGTCAATAGTTCCGTCATTCAGTCCT